AAGACGCAAATCTTTGCCTTTTTCGGCAGTAATTGTCCATTCGGTCGAGGCTTCAACTATGGTTTCACGATAAGAGTCGAAACCCCCAAGTAAACCAGAAGCATCAACACCTTTTAAAACACCATCGACTTTGGTAAGGATTTCGCCGTCGTTAAGTTCGATAGCAGACAACTGGCGAGGGCCTGCACCACGACGAACGAGGATAGTCTCTTCCGCAACATCATTTTCAAGATACGGACGTTTTGGTAATTCGAGTTGGATAAAATCAATAAATGATGACATGTTATACTTCCTCGAAAGTTAGAGTCAATGTACCTGACGTATTCGCACCTGCAAAAACTGCATCAGTGAGCCAGATGTGAGTGCCGTTGGTATCTAGATTACCTAAACTATCAACGAGTGTATAGCCCTTAGAGAATTGGGCTTTACTTGGGCGATACGTTAAGGTATCTGCATCTTTGTACGTAGCAATTACTTTAGCTTTGTCAAATACAGCAGAACCAATTTCAGCAATTTGCAGCATAGCGCCTACTACAATATCGCGTGAGTAAAGACCACGAATAACAAAACTGTTACCCGAACCAATAACTGTTTGCTCTATACCAGAACGACCAAACAGACTGAAATCTAAGAACGTATGAGTACCACGCGCATCTAAATCTGTTACTTTGAATTCGATTGCATATAACGTATCCGACTTGCGTAAAAATTCGCCAACAAAAATACCGGCTTGCGCATCGAGTGCTAAAGGTGCCGCCGATAAAGGTTGATCACTTGTAAGAAGTAATGTATATGAAGCAGGTGTACGTAAATACTTAGGAGAGTTTTTCCATTCGGCACTTACTTCGGGAGCGACATTAGCCACATCGATAGTAAATGCACGGGTTGTTTCTGCACCATTAGCATTACGTACCGCCGTAATAGAGTAGTCTTTGTTATCAAAACTAAACGCAGCATTACCAGCAGATACAAGAACAGTTTTAATGTTTTCGTATACAGTATCATCTAAAACAGACATACCTGCAGCCAGGACATACGTCACACTGTCTTGGTTCGTAACATCTACTGTCACATCTACAGATTCACCATCTTTAACTGCGAATTGGCCTGTAGGGTAAACATAAGCAGCGCCACTGATACTAGGATAGGTTTGATCTACTGGCACATCTAGCGATGTGAATATTTCACCTACAGTACCTAAAGCATTCGCACCAGCAACTTTGTACGGGGAATCCGCAGCAACAGCACTGACTACAAACGAACCTTCAAATACACGATAACCAGTCGCAGCAGAATCCTCAGCACCTAAAATAAGAACTGTAAGCTCTACAACAATACCGCTAGCAAGAACAGCAGCTTCGACCGCTGTGTTATCAATAACGCCAGATACGGTAACAGTATCGCCAGCTTTAACGTGAGTTTGACCTTCAGGTAAAACAAAAGTAGCTTGTGTTACCACAGGGCCACCGATCAGAAGGGTCAGCGCGACATCATGCTGAATACCATCGTCACCTGTAACAGTAATTACTTGATCAGGAACGCCAGCATCTAAGACCAAGCTAATGACACCTTCAAGCATAGAAGGATCACCATTGACCGCAGTCATTACAACATCTGTACCATTAACTTTAAATTTATCATTCATGCTGTAGCCACGAGGACGAGCATAAATAGTTACATCAACTTCATTCGTATTTGCAGTAGCAGCATCCATAGCAAACTTAGTGGGTACTGTATTATCTAAATAAGTTTTAAACCCGACGATGTTATTTGGATCGGTAGGCGAAATATCTTTAATCAGGGCAACACCAGCAGTTCTACTCTCAACAAATTTACGAGGTACAAAAGCTAGAGGTGAAACATATTTACCGTGCTCAGAGTGCAATAAAGCTTCTCCTGCGACGACAGGATTGTGTAATTCCATGTTAATTCTCTCTTTAAGGAAATAAAAGACAGGCTATGTACTAGCCTTCCATGAAATTAGTAAATTTTAAGAATGTCTCATAGACATTCAAATGTTTTATACCTTTAGACTCAGCATAGCTTAAGCAGTTAGCTGTACCTCCAGAGATACCAGCATACATAGCAAGCATGAGATTACTGTTATCTACAACGGAATGGTTACGGGCATCTAGAGCGCACACAATAGCTACTTTTTTATTGGAGGATAGTACGGCTAGTTGTTGTACTGTATATTCTATAACAACTGTATCAGCTAGTTTATAATAAATTTCCCACTGCTGTTTCCAATACACATTCCAGTAAGCAGATTGATGTGGAAAAGGAATGTATGCAGTATATGGAATTTTTAGCTTTACACATGCGCGGGCTACAGCCAAATCCCATCCCATAGCCATGCCCGTGTTGACATGCTTTGGTTTTACTTTACGCAATTGCCGGGCAGCAAAGAATGCAAGTAGATCAAAAGCCTCTGGACTATACCCCGAAAGTGCGTTGGGTCTATGTCCTGTAACACCTAAAATAATATCCACAGTATGTTCCTTTAAATTAATTCATATCGATCTTGGTGGCTTTTTCTGTTAGAGTAGATCCCGACTTGAGGTTAATTTTACCTTGAACGTCTAAAAGATAATCTTTCTTGACTTTAATCTTTAAACTCTCTTCTACTTGGATCGTTTGATTCTTTTTTACATAATGGTGTTGATTGCCAGCACCTTTACCAAGAAGACCTTCAAACTGCAACTGGCTGGCTGTTCTTGGCTTCAAATCTTTTGATACCATATCAGATTGTTTAGCCCAAACACCATCTTTGCTGCCCGCTTTATCCACCACTCTAACACTATGTTGACCTACTACAGTGGTATTAAGATCGCCCATCATTAGCTGATGTACATCGCCTGGGAATGTAATAAAAGATTCATAAGTTTTGGTGTCGTGAATAACAAACAAGCCCGACTTGAATTTAAATACAATTCTGTTTGGATAGTTCTTACGCATTTCTGGTAATTGGTTTTGTTTATCTACAGGAACACCCCCATAAAAAACAGAAGATGGATCGGCTGTAGGGAAATGCAGAGATACTTTGTTTCCTTTTCTAGGTATATGCCCCCGACCAGATCTATCTAAATCTTGACCACCCTTCAAACCTTCGAGTTGGTTGTATATAGGATAAGCCCAAGGCAAATCACTATCCTTAATATGATCCATCATCAAAGGAACACGAGCCCTAATTCTATCTAAACGATCTGGATCATTATCATCGACAACTACAGCGGGATATGGGGTAGCAGGGTCTAATCCTTTTGGGCGAATTATCTTGGTTAAATCTACTATGGCTCTTTGTCCTTTCATCTTCTCACCTACTATTTAACGGCTTTAATTGAATTGAGAATTGCTTCTGGTTTACTGGTAAGTTTATTAGATATAGAATCCCCCAAGGCACTTGTGCTCTTAAACGGATCGCCTCCTTCACCAGCAGCTATTTTTGACATCTCATCCCCAAAAGTACATAACAAATCTTTTAAGTATGCTGTAATGTCATCCAACAATGCGCCTAGGTTCAAAGAAGGTAAGCTCAATGAGCCTATAGCGAATCTATCAGAACACTTATCGGGAAGTATATCTTTAATTGCGTTATTGATTTCAGTCTCCCCAAAATCTAAACAATCAAGATCTGCTTTTGGTGCATCTAATGCTGTGGAGGGTATAGTACCTGCATCTATCATATTATTTACAGTTTTAGATATATTAGCTATGCCTGAATCTAGGGCATCTGCACTAGCATTGAGGTCTTTAAATATAGCAGGTGAATTCAATTTAGCAAACTCTAATGAAAAAGATTGTGAGTCTAATAGATGCTGACAAGCCGCTAAGGAATCTTTAGCAGAACTTACTTCACGCATAAGTGCTTCTAAGAAGTTGACATCAGGGCCATACTTATCTTCAAGTTCGGGACTTTTATACTTAGCTCCGATATCTTTTAGCTCTGCTTCCGTTCTAGCTTCTTCTAGCTTGACTTCTGCCAATCCTTCTTCGTAAGGAGAAAGAGGTTCATCTTTGCCCGGAATAGTACCAGCACCCATCTTATTCTTATCTTCAACACTAGGTGTTTTGGGCACTACTACATTACCTGTAGTATTATCTGTGCCTACAACTTTATCTATAGGCTTATCTCCATCACCATCGGATATAGGAATCTGGCCTTCAATCAATTCGTCTTGTTTGGATGCAGAAGCTTTGGCTTCCCCTTGAATGTATTTACCTCCGTCAGGTGCCCCAATATTATCTGCTTGTGTGTTGAGTACATTGGTACTCTCTTCTACTCGCTTGGCTTCCTGCATTGATTCTTCTATCGTAGAACCCCCATCACCCTCTAGGTTTGGGTCAAGTTTAGCTTGTATCTCAAGAGAATCCAATTTAATATCTGGAATATTTTTTGGTATAAGTGAAGGCGATCCTCCTATGGAAGAAGATTCAGTCTTAGGAGAATTTGCTGTGGTGTGCTCGTCACTTGATGCAGATCCTACTGAACTAGAACTCGAACTAGAGCCTCCAACAACATTTGTTTTACCAGATTCTTCAATAAACGACCTATACAAATCGTGTACTTCGTAATAGTGCGAGGTGTTCACCATTAGAGTACGTCCACCCAAAATATATTTACCACTATATCTACTGTTCGGTGAATTTTCTCCAAAGTTATCATCTTGTAAGTACTTCACAGGTTCGCCAAGCTCACAGTCTTTCGATATATACTGCTGCATTCCAACACGTAGACCTTCCGTGAATAAAGAAAGATGACGCATGTTTAAATATTGAGCTTCATAATATTCTTTATGGACATTAAATCCAGATAAAGGTGCTGCGCCCGCATCAAATGCTCTGCCCCACGCATATTTAGATTGTTCTATTTCTCCTTTGATATCAGAATTCAAAGGAAGTCCAGCCCCAAATACCTGAGGATTTGCCTCAAAGTAATCTAAGTCTTTTCCTGTAAGACTATGCTGCTTTAACTTGTGACCATAATTTGTAGTGTTATTAAATACGCCAGAGATCGTAAAAGGTCTAACGTCAGACGCTATAATAGAATCGCCTTCCGCTTCACCGGAACTTCCATCGCCATTGTAGAAATATGTACGCTTAGGAGCTTTAGCCAACTGCTCAAATAGATCTCGTACATATGCTTTCTTTTTAAATGACACACCAACAATGATACAAGTCTGCGCCCCGTTGTATGCGTGTCTGCTTAGATACTGAACATACTGTGCTCTATTCAAACCTAGGTTCATCCATTTCATATTATCAGAAGTGGATAAATCTGTTTTGACTTCAATTCCACATTTATTAAAAACATCTTTTATGGCATCAATGGATGAACCATTTTTAAAGTCGCGACCTGCTTCGTGTGTGTATTTAGAGCTATCTAAAATACAAGAGATAGATACAAAGTTACCGTTAGATTCATTGCCGTGTCTAATCCCGAATATAACAAAGTGCAATTCAATACTATCCTCAGATGTTCGTCCTATTCGTATTTTAATTTTAGTACCATCATTAATACTACTAGATCCTGTAACGATCCCATGGTTATCATTAAGCTTTAACTGTAAAGTTGGTATTGTAATACCATAACCTTCCTGAATTGTACATTCTCTAAATAAATTAACACTGGCAGGTACTTCAAACCCATCAATGTCAAAAGAAAAATATACTTTATCTTCTAAATACAACATGCCGCCAGCCATAAAATATCCTTAAATCTTAACTGTTCTAATACCTTTACTTATCTTAGTCTTGGTATCCACTGCTACTTTATTAGGTAAACGTAAAGTCATACCTTCGACTATCTCATACTCACAAAGTAATCCATTATAATAAAGCACAACTCTATCATAATCAATAGAGCCATAATGATCGAAAGCAATTAATCTAGCATCGCCTCTATGTGCACCTGTAACAAAAAACTCTGTATATGTTTTAATATTCGCCAATGCCAAAAAAGACAAATCAGCAAGAGGATCTATGAACCCATTAAAATCTTTTATCATGAAGGTGCCCCAAAAGAATCACTCTTGATCCATTTATCGATATCATCTTTAGTCACAGCAAAATAACTAGAGATTTCCATAGTCACAGATACAGACATAGGATTGCCAGTCTCGTGTTCCATGATACCTTCAACACTTTCCGTAACACTTTGCACAACACAAGGACACATTTTAAACCATTTACCGATCTGAAAAGTAAGAATCTCGCCATTCAGGGAAGAGGCATCTACCGTTCCTGTGGAATCCATCATCGTCTTTAATGGTGTAGGTCCTGGGGAAGTTAACATGCCGTCTTTCATGGCAGGAGCACATAGCTTCAACATTTCTTTCATTGGGTTAAGCACATCACCTGTAGTTGTATCGTAAGCATATAGAGAAATAGGCATACTGATATCTAAATACCCAGGCTGTTCCCATGTTCGTGCTGTTAAGATTTTAGTTCGAGTACTTAACCCAAGAAACTGAGCGCTTGATTCTATGGTCTGTTGAGCGCCCCCTCCCATAATAGCAGTCAATGCTCTATCGAAACCAGCACCCCAATTACCAGACAATCCTAACTGAAATTCTTCTGGTAACTTACCTATAAACATAACAGTTTTATCTTCATTATACAACCATGTTTTGTAAATGTCATCGACGTACACAGAATTAGATTTATCAGATCCAGCAAGAATTGAGGGTTCTGGCCTACCACTACTTTTAACTAAATAATTCGGCATTATAAGTACCCCATGTTTAACATACCAAAGCCACTATCATTAAGCACGATAGGAACATCATCAATACTACGTCGACCTGATTGTGGAGCACTTTTAGGTGCAGCAGGATGCTCAGTTTTTACTTTAGCTACAGGCTCCGTTTTCTTATTTGCTATATCTAAAGTATTCTTGGCTGTTTCGGCGGCTAGGTCTATAAGTCGAGCTAATTGAGTATCGTTCATAATATTAGCACTCTCTACTATGTTATCTATTTTAGATGTATGTACGTTTGTGGAAACAGCACTATCTGCATTTGTAGTTGTATCCATATTAAAACTAGGCTGAGTCCTGTTTGCCTGTGTTTTATTCTGAGTACTATGGCTGTTTTGTATATTGCTCTGGATAGTATTTTGAGCATTGGTAGATATTGAATCTCCTTGAGAATTTGCCTGATGGGATTGAACTTCCGAAGATTCAGAAGGTATAGTTGTACCAGAAGATTCAGGCTGAGTGTTATATACATCCACATTTTGAAAAGCCATTTGAAATCCAGCAAAATCCAAAACTTTTCCTTCTTTAGAAAAATCTCGTTTCCAAGTATTGTACCCCTTAATTGAATTTGAGTAATTACTTGTTATTCCTCTGTATGCAGAACTATTCATCATCTGCTCTGTTACAGGTTTACGTCGAGCTTTACTTTTAGGCTTGTCCAGTACATGCGGATTTTGTAATTTTTTATTATTTGTGGTATTATTCGTATACGCATTAAGGATAGACTTGACAGGAGATTTAGTGGGGTTATCCTCTACCGCCTTATATGAATCCATAATATTTTTGATTGGAGATACGTTTGTTATATTTTGATATGTATCAACTGTATTAGACTTTTCTGTATTGAGCTTTTCTACATTGTTTATTAAGGATCGATTCGTTTCTGTGGATAAATGCACATTCGAGCCAAGCTCATTTTGTTTATCTGCTCCATACAAACCACTTAAAGGTAGAACTGCATTGCTTTTTTGGGGCAATCCCTCTGCTCGTTGTGCGTTGTTTTTTCTTAGCTGTACATCTTCTGGAAAACTACCAGATTTAGTATCTTCTACGGTCAAAGAATCCACATTGGTCTTATAAAGCGCAGAAGAAATTATATCTGTATTTTCTGTTTTATGTAAGTATTCAGAATCGGTATTGAAACCCACAGGTTGAACAAGTCTCGGTTTGATAGACTTGCTCAATAAAACCTTATCAGTAATTTCATTCTGCAAATGTTTAGCATTACGTTTGGCTACTGCATTTGAATACGCGTCAGGATCAAAGTCAGAATCAACTTTCTGTTTTTCCTTTTTCTGGATTGTTGTGTTTGGACCGCGTTTTGCTGCTGCCCCTTTAAATGTATCGGGATCGAACCCATCAGCATTAACTTTTTTCTTTTCTTCTGCTATTTTCTTTGGGTCTTGTTGGGCTACAGACTCTTTAAATACCTTAGTATCCTCAGGAGAAGCTTTCGGAGTTGCCGACGCTGTATTAATCTCAGATGTTTCTTGTTCAGCTAAAGTTTGGGCAGCCACTACTTCTTGGGCCGTAACAATCTCTTCTTCACTTGCACTATCCCCCATCAACCAGCGCACTAATGATTCAGTAGCACTTTCCCCTAAAGTATAACCAATAACACCCCCAATACCAGCACCTACTATGCCTCCTACTACATTACCCACTCCAGGTATAATAGTGCCCGCCATGCCCCCAAGTGCCCCAAGTGCGGCTGCTCCCGATGCTGCGCCTGCCATACCACCACCTACGCCACTCAGTTGAACAGTTTTCTCTTTGCTTCCCATAGTCTCATCATTCATAATCTCATAGGCATCATAACCTCCGAGAGCTACGTTAGCGTAAGGTAAAAATCTACTGAATCCTTTACCTGCTACTTTGGCTGTAGTTCGAGCTGCATTTTTAACAGAGCTAGCAGGATTGGGAAGACCTAGAGGTTTTACATTAGGAGCCATTGCTGGTTTTACATTAGGCTTCATGGCTGGATTCATTGTAGATTTTTCAGGCAATAAAGAACTGATCTTATCTGCATTGGTAAGAGTTGAACCATTAAGCATAGGTACACCCAAAGAAGGCTTGATTTTAGGTTTGTGCATATAACCTAAATCACTAGCTAGCTCGTAAGTAGACATAAGACCTACGCCACTAAGAGCAGCATATGTACCTAGATTTGGATCTGTATCTGTATCTGTATCTGGCTCTTTCTTTAAACTACGTGCGTGGCTATCTCGAAGTCTGTCTACTATCGGGGAAGTAGGAGTCGTTGTTGTGGTAGGTGTCGAAGTCTGTACTTCCTGCGTCTGACTAAAAGGAGATATACTATTTGTTGCTGTTGTTGCATCCGAAGATGGAGTATCGTAAGGGGCATCCGAAGAAATACTTGACGTAATTTTCTTATAAGAATCGTGGAAAGGTATAATACTTCGTTCCCCACTGTTATCATCGTCATCGCCACCAAACGCAGAGTTAAGACCTATTGCTCCTAGTGTACCATACCCCAATACAGCACGTAGGAGTTTCATTCTACCACCCCCACCTCCACTTCTAGCAGGCTTGGAATCATCCCCACTACTAAAGAATTCTTTTGCTTTTTGGAAAGCGCTCATTTTAGCCTTGGGGGCATCTACATCTATTTTAGGTTTCCCATCTACATCGAGTTTAGGTTTACCTGTTAGTTTCGCTTTTATTTTAGATCCAGCCCACCATGCACCTAGGGCTCCTAAAAGTCCCCCACTGCCTCCACTATCGCTACTCGACTCTGAAATTTGTTTACTTACATTTTCCATAGCTTCAATCAAAGCTTGGTTTGGATCTTCGAAAGTCTCTTCCGTGACTTTAGAATCCCGCAGCATCAATGCATCCCTTCCATTTATTACGGCTAGAAGATCGCGCATATCTGCAAATACTTTTTTATCACCGTCATCGAAAGAGATAGTAGTCTTATCAACAGATACTACTATATCATTTACGATATCAGGAGCATTGAACACCACAGGAAAATTCTGTTCCATACGTTCCATATGCTCGGAGTCATCGTAAAAATCTTGCTTTATCGTAGATGTAATTTGATCTACGATGGGCGGTATATCCTCTTGAAGAGAACTTGGATCTATATTAAGTTTGATATTCATATCAGGCAAATGTTCGATTATGGCTAGAGCCATAGATTTAACACCAGCACCGGGCATTTTTATTGGTGTATATGTAGCATCAAAGAAATCATTTTCTTTATCAGAAACTAACTCCCGGGCGCGATCATCCAGTAACTCAAGTACGCTCAACTTCATTTGTTTTTACCTTTTCATTGCTGCACGAAGTCTACGCTGTTCTTCTGCCTCATTTTTATCTTTCTGATACTGAGAGTGCCAGAATATTAAATTAAGCAAAGGTGTTGACTCTGTAACATTCAAATTAGTAGAGCCTAAGTTGTACTGCATATTCATGCAACTCGAAGGATCTATGATTTTTAATACATTAAATATATCTTGGAATTTACTAACTCTCAAAGGTGTATAACACCACTGACATCTAGCTGTGAAAGTTTCGTGTAACCCAAAAGGTTCTGCTTTTGCTTTATGTATACGATCAAACAATTCAGTACCGCCTTCCTCCAATATATGTTTAGCTTCGAAGTGCGTATCAGCATCTATCCAATACAATAATTCCATGAATGGGTAATCTTCGATCTCATCTTCTTCGTATCTAAAAACTTTTGGATAAGTCAAAGGCGCAGTTAAATGTACTTTAGGCTTAATGGAAAGTTTGTGGTTCTCTATTGAACTGGTACTAGACCTAGAACACGGAAGCATTTTTATGCCTCTAGCAGACAGTTGGCTCGGAGTCATAGAAGCATACTCATCTATCTTATGATTCTGCATCTTCTTGCCTTTGAAGGGGGCATGACCTCCACATCGCCAAGTCACATACTTGCTGACTTCGGTAGAGCTAATTTTACGTAACCACGTAGCTAGATAAATTAAATCTCCCATATACATTTTAGATACATCACGATCCGTAAGTGAATCCAAGATAGGTATAAGAGTAGCATAATTCTTTTTGATACAGGCAAACCACAATGCGCTAACATCTGATATGCACAAAGAACTAAGAAGTGTATCTTCTTCAATACCGCTAGGTAGTCCACCTATGCTTATTTGTCTTCTCATAAGCGAAAAAACGAAGTATTATCTACATCGATTCTCTTTACTACAGCTTTATCACACGACGAGCAACGAGCTTCAACCTTACTCACAATACCATGATCTAAAGAATTCAAATCCGAAAGCTTGTCGAACAGGTCTAAATCAGATCCAATCAATTCTATTTTGTCTGCCAAAGTTTCGCCTTCTTTCAGCCATGCAGCAATAGGAACAATGAAGCGCAATTGAGGTTCGTCTATCATCCTTCTGTACTCAGCCAGCAATGCTACTGTAGGTATTGCTGCATAATCAGGCAACTCGTAATCAAACATAATTTCTTTAAAATCTTCGATGCTGCTTAAAGTTTTAACATTATAAACACCACAAGTCTTAGCAAGCAATTCAGTTTTTGGATCTAAATCCCTAGTTTCCTCTTTAGTTACTATTGTACCATCATCAGTAGATAATACCACACCGGAACAAGTCCACGAAAACTCGATAGGAGAATTAGGGAAACAGATAAGCCGCTGGATCAGTATTAGCTTATAGAAATCTCTGAAACCCAAGGAGAACACATCAACATCCAATTTATCGTCTAGTGCTTCTATGAACAATGTATAATCATCAGCACTTAAACTAGCACTGATTTTCTGTAGACTACGAATGTCGAATTTTTCCATTTGGCATTCTTTAGATCCTGTATGACCATTTGTAGGTAGCTTGTACATTATATATCCTTTGAGGGTAATGGGATTACTGCATCGATCGGGAGGGTAATAGAATATTCATGGAATCCAGAATCTTGATCGAGTCCTAATTCCCCTATAGAGCTAGGCCATGCTTGTCTAACCAAGACTCGTATGGCTACTTCTCCTTTTGTGTTATACAACTCAAACTCTAAATCCCGTTTATAGTTTGAAGGCTTATAATATCCTCCTGTGTGAGGATTCTGAATATGTTCTTGCCATGTGGCAAAGTAATCAAGCACTCTTCCTTTGGAATCTTCACGTACTGTAAGAGTAATACTACTAACAGTAGACATATCAGGCATACTTACGTTAGATGCTGCTGTAATTTTTACATTAACGCCAAGTTCTTCTAAAGGTATACTAGCAGAATGTATTCTAGCTGGATTCAGTTTTCGTCCACCGAACTCAGGCATGGCTTTCACCTTCCACATAAACTTAATGAGGGGTTCACCGTATTCTGAGTATGCATACTGAGCATCATCCATCGTAATCATATGTACCTCACTGTCAGTGCTTATATCAAAAATCTTAAAGCAAATTAGATCTATAAAACATTTTTATTAAAAAATTCAATTTTAATTTAAAATTCCCAAAATGTACAGAATAAAAAAGGGACAGAAGCCCCTTTCTTACCAACCAACTATTAGGCAGGCTTCCAGTAATCATAAGAGAAGTCGATTGCAACTTCAATTGCTGTAGCCGTACCATCCAGAGTTGCGTCTGGAACAGATTTAGGCCATAGTCGATGAATATCATAAGTACCTGCCACAGAACCATCTTGCTTAAAGATACGTAATACGGCTGTACATGAATAGTCCTTTTTAAATGCACCTATCTGTGTTTCAGTACCACGAATAAGCTCAATCCACTTCTCGAAGGTATTGTGAATTTCCAGATCAGAAGATTCTACATAAGTAACAGACATAGATCTTGAAAAGATTTTACGTCCAGCGTGATTCATAGCGTGACCAAAAATTTCAACCAACTGCTCTTCAATGGTTACGCCTGGCTTGACTGCTGATTTACAACGAATCCGCAACTGTTGGGCATTTCCTGCTGGAGGAGAAGGTATCGTTAACTCGAAGTGATCTGATAACATCGGATCTGGAATCGCTTGGACATCATCTAAAGTAACTTTAGGCATATATAATTTCCTTTATTGTTGAACTAATTGCTCGACGATTTTGAGTTCGCCAGTACGCGCAACATTGGCATTAATATAAATGCGTTTTGCGTAGCGAGTAGGATCGATAAACCACTGAACACCAACATCCCCATTATCTATCATGTCATTTGTTGTTGTTTCTGGACCGCATAAAACTTCATACCAATCTAAACCACGACCACGCTTAATAGGTAATAAAATAGCGTGACTGTCTTGGATAATCTCATCCCAAAGTAATTGATCATTAGGTTCATGGACAGATTTCAATTGAGTAATACGTACAGTTGAATATAAGATTGTAAGTAATCGACGTACACCTAAATCCGACAATGCAGAAGGATCTGCTTGTAGTGTATCAGCACCGTAGATAACAATACCTTCGCCTTTGATATTCAGAATAGCATTAAGCTGATTCTGATATAGCATAGTACGTGCACCTTTCTTATATGCGTGAGTAACACCATGCGCTTCTTTAATAACACCACGTTCATGGCCTGCAGGTGCCCACCAAGCATCACGAGTCTTATCAGTAAAGACCAGTTGTGCAGCCACATGACCAGACGGAGGAAGTTCAACCTCTATAGCATTATCAGTATCGCTTACTTTTATCCAAGGTGTATACATGGCACTATGGCTAGAATTTAAAGCAAGTACATTGCGGCGATAGTTAACCAAATCTTGTGCTTCTAGATCAGCCAAAGGTGGATCTAAAATAGCTACGCAGTCTTTACGTAGTTCGCATATACTATTCATATGCGCTTGCACTGCTGGATGCGTAATACCGCCATTGATAAGAATAGCTACAGTTGACTCTTCCCAATCTTCATACAAGTCCCAACCTTCCATGATTTGCCCTGGAGTAGGTCGTGTACCGTTTGTACCACCACGTATTTTGCCAGAAGTAATAGCATTGACAATCTGTGCTTTCTTGTCTAGCTTAAGGGCAGAGTGGTTTTTATTAAAATGCACTTTAATTAAACGCGATTTGCGATTAACTTGATCTTCGATAAATAACTGTTTACCTAAACCATTAACCATACGGAATGTTGTACACGTATAGGTTTCTACTGGAATAGAAGCAGAACCTTCGTACACATCAAGAACGAAACGATTACGATCATCATCTGTGGTATCCTGATAAACCAGACAACGTATATCGTTATTCCAGTCACCGGGATTGGCAGCACTTATATACAGGATATCTGTATCCAACATATCGGGAAATACTCGATCCCAATCATGGCCGCTTTCGATAGAGATTTCTCGGAATGTGGAGAAATTAGATTCAGTGGTTAAATAAATACCGCCGACTTTTGCCCCATCCACAACTCGCGTAACGTACAGTTGTGAAGCTTCAAGTAAAAACCCCTCTGCACAATAATGCATGTAACCTAGTTGTGGATTTTTCAACCCAAAACGACTACGAAAATCTGTTATGTCGA